TTGTTAAACTAAATCCCTGATTTTTATAAAATATACCCATATTATACCGTTAAATCATAAAATGAAATTGATCCTAATGCATCCCCTGTAGTTGCACCAGATACTGTTCTAATTCCTAATGTAAATGTATCAGATACTCCAGCTAAAGATGTTCCTAATTGATAAGCAAAGTTATAACCAGTTGGAGCTGCTAATACCGCTCTTCCTTGTGCTGATGATGTTATAAAATCATTTTGAAATATACCATCAACAGAAGTTGTCATTGCACTTGCAGTTACATCATATTCAACATTACTTGACAAAGATGTCCAAGAAGCTCCTGTTAAAGTTGAATTTTTCATAATACAGACTTCATAATTTTGAGTTGTAGTAGGCAACGCATTAATTCTATTTAATAATACAACTGCACCTGCTGATGTTGATTTTAATCTAATAGACACAAGAGGTAAAAATGTAGTTGAAATTGTTCCAAGTATAGATGTTCTTCTTGCAATAGTATCTTGTACTGTTTGCTGATAACCACCCTCTGAAATAACTGTTGAACAAATTTGTTTTAATGTAGATGAACTTGCTGTTGTATCTGTATTTTCAATTTCATATCGAACCGGTAGTATAGCTGTTTCCATATATACTTTTGTATTTCCAACTTGATTTGCACATTGAAAAGTATGACAAACTATAAATTGACTATTAATAACAAATCCACATCTAACATTACCAACTCCTAACCATTCTATATCTGACCAAAATATTTGAACTACTTCTAAATTTAAATCATATCCACTAGGTCCTGTTCCATCTAATTTATCTCCATTCCATGAAGATTGAGATACGCTGTTTGTATTTACAGGAGATCCTGATGTATTTGTTCTTATTGTGATAGAAGGCTCTGATGTTCCATTTTGTTCTAAATATATACCGTTATTTTCATCAAAATATCCAACACGTTGTCTAAGATTTGCTTTAGCTGCATTCATACAAAATGTTGTAAGAATAAGCATACTTTTACCAGGTTGATATGGCATTCTTCTAAATGTTTGCCTTACAGTTTTACCACCTGATACTGTACCTACATTCATATTTACTGAAGATTCATTTGTTGCAAATGTAACAGTAGATCCTGCTCCTGTAGTAGATGAACTAAATTGATCATCTTCTGCATATCTATTTTGTGAATCAAATAATGTAAAAGGTTCAGATACTCTAAATCTTCCAAATGCATCCACAGATGTTCCACCTGGAATTATAACTGTTGGATTAGTTGATGATCCTGTTGCACATCCAAATCCACCTTGAGTTCCATACATAAATTGTAACATTGCTGCTTGTTCGTTAATTAGATCTTGTTGATATCCAAAGTTAAGTTGATCTTTAATTGTGTTAATTGATTCTAATATTTGTCTTTGATTATTGACATCATAGTTGTCTGTTGGTTCTGGTATGTATGCCGTTATCTTTGCCATTATCTTCTTCCGCCTGCTTCAATATCTAATCTCAAAGTTCCATATCTCCAAGTTTCATCTATTGCATCATTTTCAATTTTTAAACTAACTTGTCTTCCTCTAACTCTTGTATCAACTTTATCAGTAGAAGTTGTAATAGTAAATGGACCGGTGATTAATGGAGGAGTTGTTGAAGGAGTAGATTCACTATTTGCAGGATAATCTCTAAAGAATAAAGTTATCTTTGCATTGCCTTCTAAGTTTTTAAAGTCTGGAATAAATCGTTTAACACGCATAATTAATTGACCATCTCCACCTAAACCTTGTTCAGATATATCGTAATCCCCTGATTTAACATATGCAGCAATAGCTGTTGCATTGCCACTTGCATCTACTTCATTAACACCTGTTTCATGTTCCCAGTATTTAGTTGAGCCTACTAAATTACTAACACCATTGATAGTTGGAAATGTTGGGGTTCCATTTGTAATGTATTGTGTGGCGTATGGTAAATCATATGTAACAGAATCTTGATAAGTTGTTCTAGTTAAAGATCCAACGGCCCATGTATTTTCAACAAAGTTATAAACTACATTTCTATCTAATTGAGTAGATCCTGCTTTTGCATAAAACCAACCTACTTCATTAAATAATGAATTATGATATGCATAAGTTATTTGACCTGCATCATAGTTAATTCCTAAATTATCTCCAACATCTGTAAATACAAAGTCTTCAACAAGTGATGGTATTTGTTTAACTGTTCCATCAAATGCAAAGAATCCTCCACCAAATCCAATCCAGAACACTGCTCCTTGTGCAAATATCATTGCATGTTGACCAATACATCCACAGTTTGTTCCAACTTGTCTAATAGAGAATGTAAATGGAGGACCAACAAATTGTATTGTATATGCTGCTTGGTCTGTAAGAACTAATATATAATCTTTACCTTGCACAGCCCCTATAATCTCGTTTCCCGTATCTAGCCTAAATGTTCCTGCCGTATTAGTTACTGTTGGATTCCAACTATTAATATCTTCTTGATTTGAAAATCTTATAAACATTGGATCCTGTGTTGATGGATCTCCAATTGTAGTTTCTGTTCCAAATAAAAATAAATGTCTATCTCGATCTGATACTAAAGAACAAACTGATGCAGTTGGAGCATTTGCAATAACACTTGCTCTAGTTCCTAATGCACCTCCTGCTGATGGATCCCATGTATATGTTTTACCATTCTTAACAGTTGCAACGAGAATCTGACCATAATTATCAAGTGACCAGGAACCTGGTGCAAGAGTAACTCCTGCGGTATTAGATTGTTCTCCCCAATCAACCCAATCAGTTGCATTAGTAACTGTTGCACCTGTTGAATGAGATGCAGCTGTAGATCCATTTGCACCTCTAGTACAACCTAAAAATTGAGTTGCATTTTTACTTGTATAAGTAATTAATTCTGTATCAATATCTATTCGGCCAGATGATGGAAACGCTGAAGTAGATGCAACTGTAATAGTTGTAACAGAGTTATTAATTCCTCCGTTTAATGTAGTTGTAACTGAAGTTGGAATTGTTCCACCCCAATATCCAGTTCCAAATCCATAGGCTGGAGTTTCAAATGTTGGTCCAATAAAGATATAAGGAGTTGTAGTTAAGGTTCCACCTGCAGTAACCCCAGTTCCAGTTTCATTAGATGGCATTGTAATTGTAAAAGTATTAGCAGTTGGAACTGATTTAACTTCAAAAACATTAGTTGTAAAATCAGCAGCCGTATAACTTGTTGTAGGAGACCCAGGAGTCGTAACACTTGTAAATATAATGTAATCACCAACTTCTAATTGATGAGTTGCTTTATTAATTGTAACAGTACTTGATCCCGTTGTTGATGTATACGTACATGCGGTTAATGCTGTTCCAAGTGGAGTAATATCGTAAAAAGAACCTTCGTAATAAATAACTAATAACTTTGAAGTACCAATTGCTGCATATCTTTTACCATCTAATGCTGTCCAAGTATGCTGGTCTCGCGCAGGACCTGCTAAGGTGCTAGCAACGAGTTGCTGCCAACCACCTATTTTTTGTGGTTCTCCGTAACGAAATCTTATATTATCCCCTTCAATCCATTGCCCTTCGGCTCCGGTTGCAGTTTGTTGTTTATTAAATCCTGGCTTAAATTGTATCTTCTGTAAAGGCATAAGACTTTATTTTATCAAAATTTTGAGTTATAGATAGTATCATGAAAGAGCATAAAATCAACAAATTAGATGGTTTTATTAAAGGTTGGTATATAGATAAATCAGTCTGTAAGAAATTAATAAAACTATTTGAAGAAAATAAAGAACATCAAGTAAAAGGTATTGTTAGAGGAGGGTATACACCAGAAATAAAAAAATCGACTGATTTTTATATTAGTGTCGATGACCCAACTTATAATTTTTACTATGAAACTTTAAATAATTGTATCATAAGCTATAAAAAAATTTTTCCAGAATTAGATTCATATTTAGATCCATGGAAAATTGTTGAAAGTATAAATATTCAAAAATATAAACCTAAAGAAGGTTTTTTTAAATGGCACACAGAACAGGCAAGCATACCAGATGCAACAAGAATGTTAGTTTTTATGACATATTTAAATACTGTTAAAAATAAAGGAGAAACAGAATGGATGTATCAAAAATTAAAAATTAAACCTGAAGAAGGATTAACAATTATTTGGCCAGCAAATTGGAATTTTGTCCATAGAGGATGTCCTTCAGACAAAGAAACAAAATATATTATTACAGGTTGGTATAATTTTTGTTAAATTTTATTTAACAACAAGTTCTTTTAATCTTGCTCTTAATCTACTTATAGTTTCAGAATATTTTTCATTAATTTCTATTAATGTTTCTTTATGAAGTTCTAGTTTTTCTATTCTTTCTTGTAATTCTTTATTTAACATAACTTCAGATTTTTTAACTGCAATTTCCATTTGAAGTTTTTCTTCTAATTCTTTTATTATTTGATCTTTATCCATTTTTTTTAAACCAGTTAGGAAGTCCTAAATGAGGTCTGCGATCATATATATTTTCTTTAGACCCTTTAGTTTTAACATTGTTGTAATGTAAAAATACTTGACCACAATCATCAAAGGTTAATTTATCCCTCCAATGTTCTAGTTCATTTCCACGATATACTAACATATCACCAGGCTCTAATAATACTTTAACACCTTTAGATTTTGATGGTTTATAGTTTCCTGTTTTTTCATCCACTCCTCCTTGTGATGCATCTGGTTCTAAATAGATTGGCCAACAACCACCACCTAAATGCATAGTTGTAGATATTTCACAACTAAATCTATCTTTATGACGATGTAATACATCTCCTTTTTTATAAATTCTAGCATAAGAATAATTTGGATTTAATTTTAATTCTGTTGTTTTTTCCATAATAGGAAGTAATTTTACAAGTAAGGTTTCCATTACAATATCAGAATAATGTGAATATGTTTCTGGAACTTGTTCATCATTCCATACTCCAAATTCTGTAGTAAATTGAGATATATATCTTGCATCAAACATAGTTCTTGCAACTTGTCTTTTCATCATAAAATAATCATAACAAAATTTTGCAAGATCTTCTGATATAGCTTTTTTAATAACTGTATATTTATTTTTTTTAAAATTCATTTTATTTATTTCTAAGAAAATTTAATATCATTTTTTCAACAACTTGTAAATTAAAATACATTATCTAAATGGATACCCTAAATTCCAAATTACTAATGAATATCTAATTCCTTTTGTGACTGGTTTAACCCTATGCCAAACATGTGATGGAAATACAACAATAGACCCACGTGGAGCAATTTCTGCACATTTTCTCACAGTAGGTTTATCTGGATCCATATTTCTAAAATCAAATTCTAATTCACCACCTTCATAATCTTTAGGATCAGATAGGGAACAAGTTACTGATAATTTTCTAATTTTTCCATATGTGTTTTTATTATTTTGATCTGCATATGGAGCATCCCATGAATCACAATGCCAATCATAAAATTGATTTAATTTATATTTTGTAAATTGACAGCTTTCTGAAAAATCCCAATCAAAATTCCAACCTGCTAATCTATTTGCTTCATGAATAAAAGGTTGAATTTCTTTATATATCCAAAAATCATTTAACCATACAACATTTGAATCTCTTTTCTTTTTTAAATCTTTTAAATCTTCTTCAGATAAATTTTTAGTTTCATTAATTTTTCTTGTTTGGCCGCCTGTAAGTGCTAATTGTTCTTGTTGTGCAATTCCATATTTAACTAACTCATCACAAAATCTAGGAGTTAGTGCATTTTGAAAATAGTAATAATAATTCTGTAGATTCATTCTACTTAATTTATATTAAATTTTTACTTTAAAGTAAAGATTAATTGGCTGTAGAAATCCAAGATAATGTTTCAGGAGACCAAACAAATGTATCAGGATTTTTTAAACGATTTTTAGCTAACCATCTTAAATTATCTTCATCCCAATAAATATAATAATCCACATTATCTCCATAGGTTGTAACTGTTGGATATGCAACAGGTGCTTGCCAGTCGTCATTAGAATCGAGCGACCATGATGCAAATGGTTGCTGTGTAATAAATTTATTTTTAACAGGGTCAAATGTATCGCCAATTCCTGCATATTTTTTTCTAAAATTATTGTTATAAGAAGTTTGAACCCATTTTACACCATTTGAAGAAAATGGGCATACGGTTTTAAAATGTTCAGCAGCTTGTTCAGACTGTTCTCCTCCATTATTTGCAATATCTTGATTACAAGCAACTACTACTCTTAATACTTTATTATTTATATCTAGTTCTGCAAAGTGAGCCATATTAACCTGTTGTTGTTAAACTTCCTGAAACTGTAAAAGTTGCAATTTTATCTCCATTTGGAGCTGTCGATGTAGTATTTGTTCCTGGGGAAACTGAAAAAGTAAATGCAGAAGGTGCTCTTACAACAACAATACCACTACCACCGGCACCGCCACCTCCACCACCAGATCCACCGGCTCCTCCACCACCACTACCTGTGTTAACTGTCCCTGTTCCTCCAACAGTAGTTCCGCCTGTGTTAGTACCACCTGCTCCACCACCCCCTGGTCCACCTGCTCCACCAGTACCAACATCTCCACCACCTCCTCCGCCACCTGCTCTTGTGACTGGAGAACCTGTAATTGAACTTTCTGAACCTGGTCCACCTGCTCCACCACCATTAGATAATCCTGCTCCACCTACTCCACCTGCTCCACCTCCTCCTGATGAACCATATGCAGGTGCACCTGTGCTATTTACTGATCCACCATCATTTCCTTGTGGTGGACTTACTGGAGGACTATTTCCTGTTCCTCCTGGCTGAGCGGTAGCATATCCAGTGCCTCCACCAGAACCTCCAGATAATCCGATATCACTTCCAGCTCCACCTCCTCCACCACCCGCAGAGGTTATACTTCCAAATATCGAAGAGTTACCACTAGTTCCTGGATTACCACTAGGCGGTGTCCCTGGTCCACCACCACCAACTGTTATTGGTTGTACTCCTAAAATTTTAATTTTTGTTCCTCCAGGAAATGAAGTTCTATATCCACCAGCTCCGCCACCTCCTGAATTTGGACCGCCACCTCCAGATCCACCACCTGCTATAACTAAAAAATCTACTTCAAATGTTTTAGCTCCAGCTGTAAAACCAAATCCTTTTGCTGATCCAGCTCCGCGTGTTGATTGAATAGGCATTCTTTCTCCTCCTACTTAAATTGTGTTTGACTTGCTAATACTGTGTATGTTGACGCTGCTGTTTTAATTGCTGTATATGAATATACATCTGTAGATGATGCATTACCAGCTGTTGGAGCAGATCCACCTTGCCAGATTGCTGTAACAGTAGTTCCATCAACTTGAATTACGTTGTTGTAGTATGTTGTGTTGTCATTTTTAACTAACAAAGCAACAGTCACTGATTCACCAGTAGCTAGAGAAGCATTTAATGAATTAGATGCATCACCTCTTAAATTAACTGTAAAGTTAGCACCATTTGCTACATTTGAAAAATAAACAGCTTGTGTGTTTGTGTTATAATTTAAAGTTGTTTGGAAAGTTGTAGTAATTGTTACACCTTCAGCAACACCAAATATTTTAGCATTACCGTTTGCTGTAACTCTTCCAATACCTTTTGGAGTTAAAGTTAATCCAATGTTTGTATCTCCACCTGTTGCAGATATAGTTGGATTAGCTGATGCTGCAGCGTTTGCTATTGTAATTTCATTTGTAGCTGATGCAGTTGTTGTAAATTTAATTTGTTCATTAGAGTTTTCATCAATAATTCCATATGTAGAATCAATGATAATATTTTTTGCATTGGTATCTAAGTTTGCAGATAATGTTGGAGCATAGTCACTTGATAATTTTTGAAGTGAAGAATCTACAACATCAGTTCCATTAGAATAAACTAATTTAATTCCTTTATCATCTGCTGCAAATGTTGGTCCTGTTCCTGAAGTTGTTTTAATTTGAACAGTGAATGCACCAGTTGTATTATTTTTTACTAAATATGTTTTTTCAATTCCATCTGGAATAATGACACTTACGTTACCAGTAATAGTTCCTGTAAGTTCTATAACTGCATTTTTACCGTCCGATAATGCACCATTTGTAAATGTAAGAGTTGCACCTGTTGTAGCGTTAAGTGCTACTGTTTGATAACCTGCAATTGCTTGTTGAAGAATGACTAAGTTTGTATTTGTAATGTCACCCCATGTACCGGCGTTTTCGCCTGTAACCATTAATTCTAGTTTAAGGTCTGTTGAATAACTTGATACCATAATTTTAATTCCTTATTTGTTTGTTTTATTAAATTTATGCGGCTGTGTCAATCTCTGTCCAAGTTGCATCAGTTCCGGTATTTACTTCAGTCCAGATTTGATTATTTATACTATTTAAAGCTATAGTCAATCCATTTCCTGTAGGAATTATAATAGAAGTTCCTCCAGCAAATACTGTACCTACACCTATATTTAACCCTATTCCGGTAACACTTGCAAGTGTATTTGGTACAGCTTCA